GTACTGCGATATCGGCGGCGAGGCCATAGAGATGCTGGCTGTTGGGGGAGCCTCCCACCTTTTTGTTGTGCGTCACGGTCCGGTAGGCGCTGTTGACCGTCACCGGCTTGCCGAAGTGGGTTCGGATTTTTTGCAGCACCTGCGCCAGCTCCGTGGAGAGGAAGATCACGTCGCTGCCGTCCTGACAGGCGAACTCCCGGACCTTAAAGTTGGCCGTCAGGTTGACGCTGCCGTCCTTGGATTTGCTGTAGGTATGTACTACCGCTCCGTTCATGCCGCCGCCTCCAATTCCCGGTGCAGTTTCAGTACCGCCGCCTCGATGGCACTGTCCACTGCCGCGTCGTTTACGTCATAGCCCTGCTCTGTCAGGAAATCCTGAACATACCGTTTCCGCTTTTCGCCGCTTGCGCCGTAATAAAGCTGCTGTGCCGCCGCAACAGCAATTTCCGCCCACTTGAGCAGTTCCGCCCGCTCCTTTTCTGTGGTGCTGTGTCTGAGCCATGGGATGAAAAATACCGAAATCAGCGCCCCAAACAGGGCAATGATTCCTTCGATGATAGGAGTAATGTCTGTCATACGGTCTCCTTTCCGGGCGAAAAATCGCCCTGCCATAATTACGGTTCCGACTTTTCTCCGGTTACCACCTTGCTGATCTTGATTCCTGCCAGCAGCAAAGCCTCTACGCCTCCGGCCCCTAACGTGTACTGGATAAGCGTATCCGGTACGGCACCCTTGATGCAAAATATTGCCGTCATGGCTACGATAAAGGCCAGCAAGAACAGCCCCAGTACCAGCAGAACACGGTTAGAGGTTTTCCCTCGCTTTTGGCGTTTTCCATTCACAGTCCCAGCCTCCCCAGCAGAAAAGCAACCACTGCCGTTGCAACGGTCCAGATCACCTTTTCCACCATATTGTCCCACCGCTTGGCGGGTTTGGTCTCCAGCTCACGGACCTTTGCCTCCAGCACAGGAAGATTGTCGATCTTGGCAATCCGCTCCCGCTGCTCGTTCTGCCACTCGATCAGCTTGTCCAGTTTTTCGTCGATGTTCTTCAGCATAACAGCCTGCTCACCGGATTCCCGCTCGATGGTGTTGAGCCGCTTAAAAATCTCCCGGTGGGTCTCGCTGTGCTGTTTGTTCGCCTCCTCCAGCGCCGTGATGCGTGGGAGCATGATGCAGTTGTCACTGCAATCCAGCATCGGTCTTCGCCTCCTTATCTTGGATGATTTCTTGTACCTCTTGGGATGTCAGGCGTCCGGCGGCCACAAGGGCCTTCAGCCGCTGCTTGTCCCATAGGCGGGGATAATACTTGCAAGCCAGCTCGTAAATACTCATAGGCTATCGCTCCTCAAATTTCAAGGCCATCCCTGTCCAGTAGATGTTTCCGTCGGAGCCTTTCCCGCGCTCCTTCGCTTCGTAGGGGGTATAGACGCACTGTGCCGCCCTATAGTCGCCGGTACGCGGGTCATAGAATCGCAGGTAGGCGTATTCCTGAGACATTAGGTTTGCCGTCAAGGTATTCAGCTGAGCATCCGTCAGCGGCATGCAAGTGGCGGAGACGGTAGCCTTATAGGCCAGCACGTCGTCGGTGAAAGAGCCGTCCAGCATGGTGCCTTGAGAACCGCCCTGAATCTTCCGATGCGATACGGTATAGCCCCACGGGGTGATCAGCCGTGTAATGTCTACACCGTTCAGAACTAAGGATTTCCCCATGCCGTCAGCCTCCCATTACCAGCGCTTCGCCGTGTATCGTCCCCTCTGCTACGTTGTATTTGAACATCTTCCTGCCCAAAACAGCGCCATCCAGAGTGGCGGTGAGATTGATCACAATATCCTGCGCAGACAGGCCCTGAAACGCGCTGGAAGCAATCCGGTTGGAGGAAACGGCCAGCCCGGAAGAAGCAAAGTCCACGTTAGCGGTACCAAAATCCATGCCGCCTTCGATTTTCTTCTTGATCTGGCTGTATTCATCGTCCCAGCCTGCGCCGAGGCCCAGCGCCATGTTTTTACCAATCCCGGCAAACACCCGGGACGGAGAGTGGATGCCAAGCAAATTCTTTATACCGGTTACAACGTCTGCAAAAAACTGTTTGACATTGTTGATAAATTCTTGTACAGAATTTTTGAACCCCTCCCAAATCCCATCAATGATAGCTTTGCCTACGTCCCATAAAGCATCCAAAAGAGACGGTATGCTTTCAACTAAAGCCATCGCAAGGCGGGAACTGATGGTGGATCCCATTTCCGCAATTTCCGGCAAAGCATCAACAAGGCCCTCAATAATTGCCGCCATGATTTGCAGGGCCGCATCAATCACCATTTTCAAATTATCCGGCTCTGTCAGTGTTTCCACGATGATAATGATTGCATCTACAAAAACCGGAATCAAAGTAGGGAGCAAGTCCGCAAGCGCATAGGTAAGCGCTGTTATAATCTGAACTGCCGCTTCTGCAATAGCGGGCAGAGCGTCTTTTAGTGCAGAAACAATAGTTGAAATGATATTAACCGCTAAAGCCACAAACAGCGGTAAATTTTTGGTAAGAGCGTCAACAAGTTCGTTGATAATCGTTATTGCGGCAGAAAGTAATGTAGGAAGATTAGATTGAATTCCTTTGAGAATGTTTTTTATAAAATCAACGCCCGTTTGCACAACTTGCTCTGCGTGATTTGCGATACCCTCTACAATGGCAGTTATGATTTGCAGCCCAATATTGAAAAGTGTTTCATGGTATGTAAGGAAACCATAGACAACTGTTGTGATGAGGTCGTCCACCATTTCAAGGGCGAGGCCAACAATAGATTTGAATTATAGATGCGTAGAAAAACTGTGTCCAATCCTGTATGTGCATCTCTTGCGCTGCAATGGTTTCCGCTTTATCCATAAAATAATGTTCAAAATTATGTGAGCTGTAAAGGGTAAAAATAAGGGTAGAAATTTCCCCGTTATTTTCCAATATTGTAGCAGCTCCCCGTTCTCTTCATTCATCGTCCAACAGGTTGTTCAGCATATCCTCCAGCCGCTTGTCCTTGCACTCCGCTCCCACGACGCAGGCGGCGACACGGGGTACACCGCACAGTCGCGCCGCCTTGTCTGCCGTGTATGTGCGCTTGGAATTGTCAATCCATGCAAGCGTTACCTCTTGGGGGTGTGCTTTGGCGTACCGTATCGCCTTGTCTGCAAATGTCATAATTTCACGGCCTTTCAATCGTCGTTTTGGATTTGGAGCACTTTGGCCCACTCACACGGCCCGAGAATCCGCCGCAATTCATCAAGCTGCCGGGTCTCATGGCGCTGCCTATACCGCAGGTACCGTCGTAAAATACGACAGTATGTAGTTCGGTGCATATAGCGGGGCTTTTCAGGCACCCAATCGCAGAAGGTGAGACCGTCCGGACGTACACAGGGCCAAGTATCCAAGTGCTTGTCCACTAAATCAAGGCCCTTGTGGTAGTAATACATGGAATCGCTCCGGGTTTCCTGCTGGCTCCTGTAGTTGACTTGGGCGCACTTGCGGCACAGGAACCCAGCCCCTACCTGATACAGGTATCGCACCCTCTGCCCACAGGCCGGGCAGAGGAAAAACGCCTGATCACCGCCAAAGCCGTTGTTTTTACGGGCCAGTTCCAACTCCCGACCCCGCCCCTCTTTCGGGTGCCATACCTCCACGATCTCTCGGTCTGCCTCCAGCCCGTAGAGAGTGTAACGGCAGCAATCAAACGCCATAGAGATACCATCGTCCGCATAGCCGAACAGCGTCCCCCAGCCCTGCACCGCCGCGGCTTCGTAGCTGTCAATCCGTGGCGTTTTTTCGACTTGTCCGTGGGTCTTGTTCCAGCCGCCGTTATTGTTCCGCCAGTACATGTTACCCCTCTTTTTATGCCTAAAAACTATGGCAATCTTACGATTTATTTTGCGCGTTTTTCCACTGGTAGAGGAGGGCGCATGGACAAATGCCCACACGCCCTCCGAACGGCTACTTGCTCTTAGTTGCAGCAGTCAGAGCCTGATAGTAGATGGCCTTTGCCTTGTTGTCCAGTACAAACGCGCCGTAGCAGATGCGGCCCTCCACCAGCGCACCGGAAATGCCGGGCGGGTTGTCGTGGACGGTGTAGTCCTCCAGCTTCACCGGGGCCACAGTGGCCACAGGGTGAGCCAGCATAAAGCCAAAATCAGCGGGCAGACGGATAGCGGGCACCTTCACTACCGCCGCGCCGTCCAAGTTGCCAATCACACCCTTCAACCGCATTTCCTGTCCTACGTCAGTGTCCAGCACAATGTCCGCGGACTTCTTCATCAGCGCATAGGTGGCAGGTGTCACCACCAGCACCCTCTGCGTCTCGGGCACCTCGCTATTGTCCAAAGCCTCGGAGGCTTTCAAAATCTCCGTATAGACATTCTCGGCGGTCAGGGTCACGGCAGCGGGCTTGTGACCGGCTTTCTCGCACATCACGCCGTAGGTGTAGGCATCCACCTCGGGAATGACCACCTCTCGATTCTGCCGGGCCAGAGCGGACGCCGCTTGAAGCTGCTGGGCGGTTTCGTCCGTGTCCAGCTTGTCAATGGCGAAGGTGAAACTCCGGTCTTTGGTCAGGGTGAATTCCTCAGTGACTGCATCCAGATCGGCCACAGCACCGTACCGACTCCACTGGGTGGTGCTCTTTGCTCCGTTGCGGTCATAGTCGTTCATGGCGCTGGTGCTGATCTTGTAGACCTTCACCGTGTGCGCCCCTGTCCAATCAAAATCGGTGTTGGTCAAGAGGCTTTTCTTGCTCTCGTTCTTGAATTGTTCATCGACATAGGGCAAAAATTTGCTTACCAAGTCGATAGCCATAAAATCACTCCTAAAAATCAGATTTTAGGCTTGAAGGCGTTGGCAATGGGGTCACCACTCCCGCCGCAATTCGCAGGCGGGTTGCAGGTGTCAGCACCCCTGACAACCGTATGTACCACAAAATCGGCCCATTCGGTTTGGATGTCCTTTACCAGCTTATCAGCACCCACAACAGCGCCGCTTTCGTCCAGTTGCAGGGCGTCAATTTCGGCGGTGGATTCCTTCATCACAGTTGCAACCCGCTTTTCGCTGATGTTGGCTTTTGCCAACAGGTCACGGTATGCGGCTTCTTTCTGCTGGTGGGTCTGGGCTGCTTTTATGCCCTCAAGCTCTTGTTTGACGGCCTCATATTTGGCCTTGTATTCGCTGCCGTCTGCCAGCTTTTCCCGCTCACGGGCCAGCCGGTCAGAGACGATCCTGTTTACTTCATCCTGACTGAACATCCGCCCCCCTGTTTCCGCCGGGGTCTGCGTGGTCTGCTGCTGGGTGTTCATGGTGTCGGTGTTCTCACTCATAGATAACCTCCCGTTTTACGCCCGTCGGCTGAATAAGAAAAAGCGCACAGGAGAACAGCTATACGCTGTTTCCCATGCGCTTTAGACGCTAACCCTTGCAGCCCCTGTTGGGGCCTGAGCGGTACTCCTGTGGCCTTTTACAGGTTTAGTATACCACTCCACTGGGGGATAGTCAAGAGCTTTCCTTAGATTCACAAGGGGTTTCGGGCTTTTTAGTGGTCAAATACGTGTGCAAAAATGGGGGATGGCGGTCACTTTTCCGCACCTTTGCGCCGGGGTGGTGCAGGAGGAGGGCCGACAGATCGGCGTCGGCCTCCGCCTGCTCCTCGGGGATGTAAGCAATCGTAATCTTCATCGGACCTTTTCCCCCACGACGTTCCGTTTCGCCTCACACAGCTTGATCTCACCCGATCCAATCCCCCACAGGTAATTGGTCCAGCATTGAGCGCAGTCCCCGGTATCATCCTCGCCCTCCATGCACAGGTAATACCTGTGGTCAGGTGGGCACTCATCACGCAGAATCATCTGCGCACAGCGCAGAAACGCAGATTCCTTTTCTGTCAGCCTCATTATTTTGCCTCCCCGCATAGGTCCCGCAGAAAGTCGGTCAGAATGTACAACATGGAGATAGTCATAGCAGCGCGGGCTTTGACGGCGTTATCGGAAGATGGCAGAAGGTTATCCTCCACGTCCTCAGTGATAATTTGGAGCATATCCAGTGCCATGCCGATGCGCACTCTTACTTGGTCGATATCATTCATTTGACATTTCCTCCGTTTTCGGTTATAGTGGAGGCGGAAACATCGTGGTCAACGTGTTCCGCCTTGCCCTCGTCAGCGTTAGCAGCACTGGCGGGGGCCTCTTCTTCCCATTCCGCCGCCAGCCGGTCAAGCTGATCGTCGGACAGTTTCATAAGCAGGTCTTTTGCGTGATCCATCGGACTACTGCGGCAGTCGCAACGCTCGCCGGGGTCAAGGTGCGCCCCGCAATAAGGACAGATATGGTAATATGGCATTTTGTCTCCTTTCAAATTTTGTCACAGTTTCAAAGTCCATGTGTGACAGTGCAATCCCTTGTGTACCAACGGTTTCAGCCATTTGTCACACTGTCACACTTTTTTTGAACTTCGTATATTTTTATTCTCTACCTCTTTTTCCCCTAAATATTTGAACTTAAGAAAAAAAGTGTGACAGTGTGACAAAATCTCTGTTTTCCTTGCGCTGAAAGGGTTTCAGCCGTCACACTTTGAAATTTCTTGGTGTTACAGGTGTGACAGTTATGGCTCAATG